CTTTTTTTCACGCAATATTATATTATCATCTAGTGATAATGTGGCTAATAAATTTAAAGGTAGTATACATTTGACTGTTACCTTTCTTGATTTACTGTTAAATAAGTTCATCATATATGAGCTATAAAAAGTCATATATAAACCTTTATCTATTGCATTATCTTTTAGTGTTGAAACCTCAAAACCAAAATTTTGAGAGTGGTCCTCTAGGTTATAAACCTGATCCTGTCCAAAAGGCATGTATTGTGTTATTTGTGAAGCTGTTGATCCATCACTAAAATAAAAAGATACATTTGTATTCTTAAGCTCATCCATGAATAACTTAACAGGTTTTGGTATAAAACTCTTACCTCCACTAGCTGAGTCAACAGCATAACTTACCTGCAAGTTTGTACCTGTAAACTTATTAAAATACATATTTTCAAATGGTAGTTTTATTTTAAAGTCTTTACCATCATAGTCAAACTTTTCTTTAAGCTGCCCATAGTTTCTCCCATACTCACCCTCAAATGTTTCATTTAAAAATGCCTTTGATTTTTGCCACTCAAAACTGACAGTCTTATATAGTTTTAACCTATCAATTTTTATGCTTTCTGTATCTGTATACTCTGTAATATTTATCTCACCACCAAAGTTATAAAAGTCCTCTAATGGCTCAATCTGAAAATTAAGCTCTGTTTCTGTTGGATATATAGTGAGATTAAATTGTTTTAGAATACCACCAAACCAGTCAACCACTTTCATGTCTGGCGCTAGATTATTAAAGCTAATATTATTAGTTAATGCTAGTGCATCAATTGCTTGTGTAAATGTTGTTGCATTTGTAGTTAAAGATCCACCATAAGTGTAATATATATATGTGTGTCTGACTGTAGCATTTAATGTACATGCAGTTCCTTGGGCTCTAGCTTGTAATGTATAAACATCATTAAGGCTAGGACTGTTCTGTATATTTGGAGCAATGTATATTGTTTGTGCACTACCACTATAAGTCACAGGCTGACTACTTAAAAGCTCTCCATTTTTGTATGTATCAATTATGACTGTTGTGTTTACTGATGTTGTGATATTTGTTAATATCATTTGGTGAAATGCACTACTACTAGTTGGCTCAGTATATTTAACAATGTATTCATTATTGACTAAAGTTGATCCAGATGATGTGTTGTTAAAAGTTATATTTTCTGGCTCGCCAGAGATTGATGGTGTTACTGCATTTTTAAAATATGTAAAAGACTTTTTAAAGTAGTTACTATCTATAAAGTTACCACTCCATGTCAATCCATACTTATCCTTTATAGCCTCAAGGATTGCTCTGTCCTTTAATGCAGGAAACAACTCAGTCCAAACTATTGGATAACTACTATTTGATATATCTGTATTTGCACCACCACCATGTGTCCAGACTCTGTCAGAGCTTATTAATGGAAACCTTACATCTAGGTCTGCGGTGCTTGTTATTGAGTTTGATACATTTGTTGCATTATACTCTAGAGCATAATCATCATAATTAAGATCACTCAATTTATCATCTCCAAACAAATCTTTGAGTGTTACAATCTCACCATAAAATGTAATCTTATAAGACTCTGGTCTATTCTTTTTTATTTGTGCACCCTCAAGCTGTACCTTACCTCTTTTAAAAGGTATGTGATTGATCTCAATGCTTGCCTCAGCCCTAGTCCTACCTGTAAAAGTACCATCAAAGTCATTATTGTAAAACCAGCTAAATATATCATTGTTATTATCACTAGCAGGTACAGTGAATGCTTGACTAAAGTCTGACTGAGTTTTGCTAATATCTGATATAGTTTGTATACTGGATGTGATCTGTATCTTTTCATCTCCATAAAGATCTACTCTTTTATCATTTATATATAGTTGTACTGTCCTCATTATTGTATGTTATTAATAATGTGATGAGCATAATCAAATGTAAGTGTGTAATTTATTAAGCCATCATTAATACTTTCTTGCAATGCTAGGCTTTTTGTTTGTGGCACTACTGGTTTACCATCTAGTCTAATACACTCACTTAATAAGATCTGTTGTATTACATCAGAATAACCCTCTCTTACAAACCCTGTATTAACCTGGATTTGTTCTAGTCCATTTGTATTAAAGTTTTGAGTAATGTTTTTGGAGGTGTTATAATCTACACTAGATGGCATTAGATTAAAGTTACTGCTCGTTGTGTTTATATTAGACTTAGATACTTTAAAAAATATAATAGTCTGCCATACTCCATACTTGTTAACAAAGTCACATACTAATGGAGTGTACTTAGGCTCACACACCTCTGTAAATGTAAATGTTTTATAAAGCACACTATCCTTATATATTTTTAAAGTAGATCCACCCTTGTCTTTATGTGCAGCAGGAATGTATGGTATGTGTCCATTTTCTGTGCCATTCATGTCTATATCAACATTTGCGGTCGTGCCGTCTAAACAAATGTATGTAGCGTCCCAGTCATCACCCCCTCCATGCTCTTCTTGAAAATAAAACAAAGCCCCATTGTTTTGATTTTTAAGTAGATAATACTCACCTTCATCTAGCATTATATTAGCATCTAAAACTGGATTTTTACCATCAGCAAAATAGCCATATCCATTGTATGCTATCAAGTATAATGTTTGCTGTGTGACACCTGCCCTTTTTACTATAGCCTTACAATAAACATACTCCGACGTCGTTGTAGCTGTTTCTCCTGTTACTGGTGTAAATGATGTGTGGCTTATGTAATATCTTAGATAATCACTTATATCAAAGTTTACTGTCAATAGTGTTGCTGATGGCACTCTCTTAGAAAGTGAGTAAGTAGCTGACGCGGGCTCACTACTAGGATCTTGATGTATGTATAAATCTACTTGTATTAATTGTCCAACACCTGTACCAGCCTGTGTGATCATGTATGGACTCCTTACATTTATTTTAGTATATGCTGACATTTTATTTTATTTTAATTTACTTTAGTATCTGTCCCTTTTGTTACTTGATCTAAAAACTCATCTACATCAAGACCAAACTTTTCTATAATATCATCTGGTAACCTTAGAAATGCGTCCTCAAATGGCTTTGTAAAAAACAATGTAGGTTTTAGCCCTTTAGTCCAGACTGATCTAGCTACAGCAAAAGGTGAGATCCCTTTTCTTTTTGCCCACCCCTCAAAATGTCTAGGGCTTATTTTTTTATTTCTTTTAAATCTAAAAGGTGAGTTTGGGGCTTTTAAATTTGAGTATGCCCCTCTTACCCCTTGATCAACAAAATCACCATAATCAGCCATAACAAATGAAGCTGAAAAACTGTTTTTCATCACTTTTTCTTTAAACTGTAAAGACCCATATAAATTCCTTGTGTCATTACTTTTATTTTTAGTTAGCTTTGACCTAGACTGTTTTACAACATATCTACCAAAATCCGACAATTCCTTAGCTACCCTCTTTGTATCAAATGACATAACCTTTAATTATTTGCAAACACATGAACAGGAGTTTTAGGAAACACTAAATATTTATATTCATCTGTTCCAAAATCTATTTTTTGCGAACTCATAACGTCTACAAAAAAACCATCTTCATAAGTTGGCTCTGTAATTACCCTATCTTGGTCATCATACGTTCCTTCTGTTAACTGTATTTTATTTATTAAAACAACAGATTCTACACCCTCTCCATATTCTAGCTTAGAGTTTTTATAAACGCCTTTAGAAATTAGGTGTAAAATTGCCGAGTTATAATCTTCATATTTTAACTTATATACTATCATACTGTGCGTGTTACTTTTTTAATTCTTCCTGTACTCATTGTATATGTACTTGGATTGCTTATTACGTTTGTTGAATCATCTTCAAATGTTTCTGTTACTGTAGACGATCCTGTTAATCCTGTTACTGATAATACATCCGCATTTCTTGTAGCTTGGGCCGCTGAGGTAACTATATAAGATGATGGTGTTGAGGCTTCTTCAAGCTGTGCTCCCCAGATATATACATCGTTTGCATCGTCTCCATCAGCTGCTCTATTTATTACCCTGCAATTTGTTGATGTTTCGCCCCCAGTATTTACTACATTGTATCTAACCCAATCAGCCGTTAATGTTACTGAGTTGCCTCCTGATCCTGCTTCTATACTAACTTTTTCCCCAGCAGTACCTTTCATCCATATACTAAATACATGAGTGTTTGATGTTGTCACTGTACTATTTCTAAATACCCTAGCAGAATTCACTCCACCTAATGCTAGCTTTTCTGCAGTTGTTGTACCATCCGGAGCAACCGCATCATTAGCTGTTACTGTTGAACTATTTTTTTTCCACCAAGCATTATCAAATTCTTGAGAATATAATAATAGATTAGTTGATTGTGCTTCTACTAAAATACTTGGACATGTAACACCATCATAATCTAGTCTAGGTACATTAGCCGCTACTGACTCTAATACATTACTACTATTCGTTCTGTACGCGGTTGTAGATCTAACAACGTCCAAATCAAATCCTCCTGCTAATGGCTTCATAGCTATAAGCTTACCTGTGCCATAAGCTGATGGTTGGATCTTACCTACAGGGGCGGCACTAAATACATCTGATGTATCTATACAAGATATTGACTCGACAACACCACCATGAGAAACTGCTTTTCCTGTGTACATATTTGTAAATACTGTCAAAGGGTTTTGTACTACTAATGCTAATGTGTTACTTGCTAAACTTTTTGATGTTGGAGTTAGGTTTGATCCTGTTTCGTCTTTTAATGTAACAGCCGTTGTTTTAGCACTTACAAAAGTACCCTCAGAAGCTCCATTAAAATTCATTGTACTATCAGCTATAATCCCATCTGTTGTTCCTGAAACTACTGCTAAAGAGTAACTGCCATCTGAATTTCTTACTGTTCCATCTGGCGCTGTTGCTGTACCATTGACTGCCGCAGGCAAAGTGTTTGTACCTACTACAGCTCCTGCACTATTCCTAACTGAGATCTCTATATCTCCTAATGCTAAAGTACCCTGTGCTAGTATTGTACTTGTAAAGCTATCATCTGAATTGCTGACAGTACCATTTGAAATAGCTTGTGTTAATGATCCCCCGGAAACAATTGATCCAGTATACAAAGTAGTGCCTGCTGAGTCAGTAATTTTATATGTAGCATCCTCACACACTGACGGCGCAACTGTCCCACAGATCGTCATTTCATTAGGCACTTCTACATCAAATGTGGCTGCCCATCCAGCAAAGAAATTTTCAAACCTTTCAGTAAACGATTCAAGAGTAGGCTGTGATCCATCAGCTAAAGCAAAGTTGTCATTTCTTAAATCGCCTCTCCTCATTAATTCTAGTATTCTTGTAGCTACCGCAAATTGGGTATTTAATACATCTTGCTCGTTATCATTACCTTTAAATTTATCTGTTGTAGCTTCTTTAGATTTATCTACTATATCCATACAAAAAACAGTAATATTAAAAATATTAGTCCTTTCTGTTACTGTGGCGTTATTAACTTGAATATGACTTAAAGGCATTATACTCTGTTTATCTATATCGATTTCCCATATAGAACCCTCTGTCACGGAATTGCATTGTGGATCTTCTAGCAATTGTGTTTTTATTGTGTCTAATAAGTTGTAATATGTTATCATTTTTTATAACTCTTTTTAATTAGTTCAGCCTCTAGCTCATTTTTTTCTTTTTCAAAACTTAAATAAGTCAAACATAAATGTATATTTAACTTGCTAACCTCGTCAAATCTTCTAACATCTCCTTGAGCGAGTTGGTAGAAATTTTGGTAAAATCCCCACTTTTTGCCAAAGCTGGAAATTCTTCCTTGAGTATCTTGATCGCTTCCTGTCTGGTAGAGTGGTGGATATCGTTTTTTAAGTCGTTCGCTAAACTCCAAAAAAAAACCAAGCTCCCAAGAGCAATACCTAAAGGCATATACTGCATAAGATCAGCGAACTCCTTTGTGCCTTTATACTCACATATATCATATTTATTACCTACTCTATTTGTAATAGGTCTAAACAAAACGGCCATTGCTTTGTGCATTTCACCTTCTTTGCCTAAATAAGCTGTAAGATCTGCATACTCTCCAGATGTGATCTCTTGACCTTTTATTTTAAACCTATGCTTAAACTCTACTTGACTATTTAATAACTTATGCAGCTCCTCAGCTATATATTTAACATCTGAATGTTTTAAAAGTGTAACCCTTTCAAATGGTATATTGCAAAGCACTTCAACAGTCCTTTGATTTAAAAACTCGCCATTAATGTCTTTTGTCACCTTAACATATTTTTGATACTGACCCACAGAGATCTCGTTCAAATTATCAGGATATTCAATTTCTACTTTCATATTATATTTAATTAACTATTTTTTTTTGTTTTTGTCGCAAGCAATTATTATATTTACGTTTTATTGTTTATTAACAAAAAGGGTGTTTGCGGTTTGGGAGAGTGGCAAGCACCTTTTTTATTGTATATAATACTGACCTCTTGTCGGATTATCTAAGTGGTAAATAATATTATATCTAGCAGCATCTATAGCATGATTCCAATTATCTATATATAGCTTACTTGACTTATCTGCAAAAGAATAATTATTAAACTCTTTTCCTATGTTTATGCTTTCAGGATCAACTATAATTTCAAAGTCCTGCATCCTAACTATACCGCTTTCTATTGTGCCTTTCTTTACAGCTTGAATATTTATACCCTGGTGCTTTAGATCTTCTATTAAACGAGGCTCTGCTGAATCCGCAATAATTAAAGTATCTTTTACCTTCTCTTTTATTATAGAAGCTAATACGTGAGTTTTAAGACCCTTTTGATAAATTTCCTCCCTAAGGTATATCTTATTCTTTTTCGTGTCTATAACGCAAGAAATTAAAGCATCAGGATCTACAGAGAAGCCAAAGTCCATCCCGCACGATACTTGTAAGCCGTCAGGATTAAATTCTCCGTATGACCAATTATTAAACACTACACCTTCCGCTCTATTAATCCAAGATCCTTTTATTATATGATCAAACTTCTTAGGGTTAGTTTTTTTTATACGCTCTATTTGTGATATATAACTTGAGCTTAAATTTTCTTTATTATCTAAATACGTTGTATGTATATAAGTAATATCACCTTTACTTGTATTTACTCCAGCTTGCATACCTACCTCCTCAAAAAACCGCTTATAAATAAAATGCTCTTTTGTAGCAGGATTAAGAATCATGATAACTCTGTTTTGAATACCTTTCTGCCTGACTGATAAATCAATTGTGTCAAAAATATTTTCATCAACTAACTCTTCCGCTTCATCGCAGACCCACGTCGTTACGCCTTGTAATGACTTAAGATTTGCTACCTGGTTACCTGACGATGTTTTAATACCTCGAAATAAGATCTTACTTTTTGTTTCTTTGTGTATTATTTCATCTTTTGTTATAATAAAATTATTAAACATTTTAAGATACTGTATCTTATCTACAAACTCAGGGATAATAGATATTGATGCTGATCTTAATGTGTATCGAGTAAACAAAATAGTGTGCCCTGGTTCATACGCCATTAGCAAACATAAAAGCATATTTATAGAATATGACTTACCAGACCCTCTGCCTCCTGTTACAATAAAGTATCTACTTGAATTATTTAATGTTAAATACTTATGATTTATCACCTTTTATTAATTGTATAACTTCATTAAATGTATACCCTGTATTTAAGCTGCCTTCGATCTCTATACTATCTTTAGGCTTACCTAGATAATACTCTAAAAATAGTTTAATCGCGTTTACGTCGCTTTTATCAACCGCTTTTTCTTTTAGCTTCTTAATTACTTCTACAACATCTTCGGGCGAAGCAGCGAGCTCTAAAGCTTTCCTATACTCATTTTTTCTTTTATCTAAGCCTTTCGCTTTTGTACTGTTGCCTCCGTTATTTTTTCTTTTATCCATAATCAATACAAATCAACTATTGATTTTTTTTATCAATAGATCTTATTTTATTTTAGTCTTTTTCTTCATAGGCTTCATACACCTTTTTAAGCTTTCCTACTACTTCTCGTACACAGCCTCCACAGCCCATATCATTCTCTATTCTTCTGTTAAATATTCTTCTAGCTATTGCAGCCAGATCTCGCCACTGAGAGGGCCTTATTATTTTAGGATTACCTGCAAAAAACTCATCTAATATTTCATACTCATACTTATCTAAGCATTCAACTTTCCAGCTTAACAAAGCATTTAATTTTTCTTTACGTTCTTCGCACCCGCAATCATCTCCAAATACTGCTTTTACAGCTTTTTTAATTCCAGTCTTTTCTGTGATCACTTCTACTACATCCCCTAAGCCTTCAACTTTTGGTTTGTTTTCAACCGCTTTTTTTTCTTTTTTAACCACTTTTTTAGCCGACTGTTTTTTAGTCGTTTTTTTCTTTTCCATAATTATTATTATTTGCCTTGCCCTCTATATCTTTTTTTATAATTTTTAGAGGACTTTAATTTACTTGTTTTGCTTTTACTATGTACGCCTTTTCTTTTTATCTTAGGTGTAACCAGTTTTGTTATTACTGTTCTTTTAGCCATTATTATTAAATATTATATAAACCACCACAAACGCAGCTAATATCCATGACGCTATTAATATATCAGGGATCACTTTATTAACTCAAAATCTTTATATAAATAATCTAAATAGTCCTCCCCTATATTTTCACGTAATCGTTTTTTACAATTTTTTAAAGTATTAAATACTGAGGTTAAACTAATCTTTGTCTCTTTAGATAAACACCGCATGCTTTTTTCATTAGCTATATATGTATCAAATAACATGCGATCATACCAATGCCACTTTTTTGTTTCTGCGTGTATTTTATCTATTATAATTTCAAAAGCTTTTTCATTTTCTACACTTTCTTGTAATGGTACATCAAACCCTTCACCTAATTTTATAATATACTGATTTCTTTTACGGGATTTTAAATGATTCATCGAGACTCTTTTTAGAGTAATCCACATATAAATCATGTTTACCTGGTTATTTTGATCTAAAATTCTTTGACTTATAGGAAGATCCTTATACTTGCTGTTTACTCTCTTATCATTATCCTTATGCTTTTTTGATCCTAACTGTGATAATTCAATATAAGCATCCTGTACTATATCCTCTATATAAATATTCTGCTGATTTTCGGGGAATGATCGGACTATTTTTAAATAATCATTATGCTTTTGCGATACTATTTCAAACCATTCCATATATATATAACTAAAAAATATACTATTTGTTTATTCAAACTGTTCGTTAATTCTCATTTGCCGCTCAATTCTATACTCTAAAAACTGTCTATTTAAAATAAGCTCTGATCCTGCTAACGTGTTTGTATATAAAATGCCTTCTGTTGAATCTAAGCACTTTGAATTATACGCATACTTACGAATAAATAGCTCTCCTTTCACCTTGTATTCTACAACATACAATATATCTTCATTTATATTTCTAAAGTAATCATTCATTTTTTACAAAAGTACCGTTAAGCATTTTGCCTTTACGCTGGCAAATTACGTTATATGCTGACTCAATACAATCCTCAATATTTAATTTTTCTAACTTTGCTAAGTTAGTTAATACAACTACGATGTCTCCAATAGCATCTATTATTTCAGCTCGATCTTTTTTAAGAAGTGCTTTTGCTAACTCACCAGACTCTTCTTGTAATTTAACAAACTGTGTTTTGCTATCACCTTTTTCATAAATACCTCTATCCTGCGCCCACGATCGAATTTTGTTATATATATTTTCATCCTCACCAAACGAAAAAACTTTATAAGCGTTATATAAAGCTTTACAATATAAAAAATAAGTGCCCTTTACTTTAAAAGACTCCTGCAAATTATCATAAGCCCACTTACAAATGCCATCATTATTCATTTCAATAACACCTAATTTTGGTAAATCAAAAACCATACCTTTAAAATAATCTTTATTTATAGCTTTTTTGTTCACTTTAAAGCTTACTGTTTGATCTGTGACGTGTGTTGTTTTCATGTTTTTAGTTTTTATTGTTATGTAATTATTATTATCTGTTTTATATTTATATTTTAATTGTTCTTTAAATTCATATAGTGACGCTTTCTTTATACTATTTGTAGTATATAAAACCGTATAGTCTTTTTTATTAAAACCCTGCTGAATTTCTACGCGCTTTTTTAAGTCTGTTGTACATCCTATTTTTTTTATACCTGGTATATGGTAAATATAATACATCTTACTTAATTAAATCTGCTTTAATATACTCTCCATGTTTATAATTACATAAAGAGTAATCTTTATAACTTCCTTTTATTTTTGGTAAGG